GGGGCGCCGGTGAAGGTGTTCTTCACCGGGGCGCCGTCGTGGGGAAACTCGACGCGGAAGTAGTACCAGGATTCGTCGGTGACCTCGTTGCGCTGGAAGTACAACGCCTGGGGCGCGCAGTTGGCGATCTCCACCACGTTGCCGGCCAGGCGCATAGCCTTGTCGCGCTGCTGCTTGGTGGTCAGCTCGCGGTCTTCGTCGCGCTCAGACTCCTCGATGTGGGTGAGGGCCTTGTTGTACTTGTCCAGGTCGAGCTTGAACCAGTAGAGGCGGCTCTCGAAGGTGAAGTGGAATTCGTGGCGCTCGCGCCATTCGTACATCAGCACCGCCTTCTCCGCGGCGGTGTCGGCCAGCAGCAGGGCGCCGTGGTAGCGCGCCTCCTTGAGGTCCTGGTCACGGCGGTCCTCGCGCTTGGCGGCGTCCGGCTCGAAGGCCCAGCGCTGGTGCAGGTCGTTCCAGTCGACCTTGCGGCTGCCCGGTTGCGGGATCTGCGCGGCCTCGCACTTGAAGCCCAGCTCGCGGGCCTGGCGGGCCCAGCGGCGGGTGTAGCGGTGGGCTCCCGGTTCGTTGTCCAGCGCCCAGACCAGTTTCGGCAGCTTGCCCTGGCGCGCGCCGGCCAGCTCCTTGAGGGACTGCTCGGGGTAGGCGTTGCTGCTCATGGCCGAGACCGCGGCGATGCCGTGGTGGGTCAGGGCGATGGCGTCGAAGATGCCCTCGACGATCCAGAGCTCCTGGACCGTCTGCAGATCCAGGCTCGGCGGGCACCACCAGACGCCGCGGTAGCTAGCCCCGGGCTGGAAGCGCGCCTTCTGCTTGCCGAAGCGCGCGGGCCGATCGATCAGCCGTTCCCAATAGCCGCCCTTGGCCAGCGCGAAGCGCACGGTGGCCGAGCCGATGCTCTGGGCGCGGTCCCAGTAGTTTTCCTGGCTGTACCAGCCCTTAATCAGGCTCAGGTCGAAGCCGCGGGCGAACTGAAGGTAGCCATCGGCGCTGGCGGCCGGGGCGTCGTTGGTGGGCTTGAAGCGCTCGGACCAGTCCTCGAACAGGTCGCTATAGAGCTCTTTGACGTGCCAGGTCTGGCCGCACTTCGCCTCGCGGCCGCACTTCACCACCCAGGGGTTGGCGTGGCTGGTGAAGAGCTCGGTCTTGTGGCATGCCGGGCAGGTGCCCTTGCGCATGTAGTCCGTGCCCTTAATGTGCCGCAGGCCGAGGTCAGCCTCGAGGCGCTGCAGCACGTCGGCGCGGAGCTGGTGATCCATTTGGTACATGCTCAGAACTCCGCCGCGCGGCCGGTACCGAGGTCGCGCACCAGGCGCAGGTCGGTGCCCTCATGGCGTTCGGCGTCGGTGGCCAGGATGTTCAGGGCGCGGGCGAGCTCGCGCAGCTCGGCGGGGGGCCAGAAGTCTTCCTTGCCCAGGGCGCCGTCATTGGAAACGACCAGGGGCTGGCCGGCGTTGCGGTGAAGGGTGATATCAAGCTGGCGGCGCATCAGTTGGCCTCCTGAGTGGCGAGCTGAGCGCGGATCTGGGCTGCGGTCTGGTGGGCGGCGAGCATGGAGGGGAAGCGCTGCAGGATGGAGGCGCGGCGCTTGTCGGTGTCCTCGATCCGGAGGTAGCGCGGCTCGTTCCAGTGCTGGTTGACGATGTAGTCGGCGCGGCCCTGGAGCCAGCGGGCGTAGGTCTCAGCGACTGCCGGCGGCAGCTCGATCTGGAGGGAAAGGGTGTTCGGCATGATGTTTCTCGCTGCAAAAAGGCGCAGTTCACCCATACCCACGCAAGGCGGGCATGGATCAGGTATTCAGGGGCTTAGCGGGAGGCGTTCTGTCGCGCGCCGGGGTCTTCGTCGATCAGGGCGTCGAAGATCTCCACGACCGGAATGGAGTAGCGCAGGCCGGTGGCCGGGTTGACCAGGACGACGACGTCGCCGGTGCTGGCATCGATGTCCAGGAAGCGGTGACCCTTGAGGGCTTCGAGCTGGTCAGTGGCGCGAGCGACCAGGCGCTCGGCGGTGTGTTGCGGTACGCCCATCAGCTGCAGGTGCGCGGCGGCGGCATCCTGTAGGGCCTGGCTGCGGCCGAGATGCTTGGCTTCGTGGTTGCGCAGGTAGGCCAGGGCAGCGGCCTGCAAGGTATCGAGGTAGTCGGCGGGGTGGTTGGTGGTGGTCACGATGCGATGTCCTCTCTGACGTGCTGCTGGTCTTCTTCGTGCTCTTCCGGGAGCAAATTGAGCTGCTCTTCACGGACAGCCAGGTTGTTCTCGTATACCTTCTGCGCCATAGCAGTCAGGTGGCTGTTGCTTGGCGGCAACTCGCATGCCGGCGCATTCGGCAATCCACTCGGGCTGGCCAGGTGAGTCAGCTCGGTATGGGCATAAAACGACGCGCTGCAGGGCGCGAAGTGACACTGGAAAACCTGTTGCCGCAGGAACACGTGGGCAAACCAGCTGGTCCGGCAGACCAGGGGTGCACCACAGAAGCAGCACCAGAATTGCCCCTTCTTCTGTTTCTTGAACAAAGACATCTATCTTCCCTGCCGCCTGTGGCGGCTCCGGCCTAGCCGGTTTCTGGCGCTCCGCGCCGACTACGTGCCCGCTGTCCTGGCTGGCTTTCAGGGTTCGCCGTTCGGCTAGTGTTTTCGGCCAGATGACCTGGCCGCGTGCAGCGTGATCACCGCCCAGACCTCTTCCTCACGTGCCGCCATGTGCCGGCGATGCGCGCCGAGGATCTGCTCGATTTCCTTCTCATCGATGACGCCGTCCTCGAGCGCCTGGCCGATGATCTGGTCCACCAGGCCACGCTTGACTGCGGTCTTCACCGAGCGGGCGTAGAGGTCCAGGTTGTCCAGGTCGCCGACCTCGGCCTGGCGCACGAAAAATCCGCCGTACTGAGAGGCCAGGTAGTCCACCAGGTGGGTGGTGCCGGTCTCCTGCTCGAGCAGCAGGATCTGGGCATCACTCAGCGGGCGGCAGCCGGCGGTTTCGTAGGCGTGGTTATCGAACTTCTTGAGCGGCAGGCCAAGGCGGGCTGCGGCGCACTCGCGACCACCTGGGTAAGCGCAGATCACGGCGCTGATGACCTGGCGGCGGGTTTCTAGGGCGGGGCGTTTCATCTTCCAGTATCTCCCTGGGCCTGCTGGCCTTACTGTTCCGCCACGGCTGAGGTTTCACCCTCTTTCATCCCCAGCAGCACTGCCGCTTTGTGGGACTCACCGCGAAGGCATTTTTTCTGGCCATTCAGCACTGCATAAACAGTGCTGGGGGTCAGTCCGTTCTGTTGCGCCCAGTCCTTGGCACTCAACCCAAGGCGCTTAAGGCGGTCGCGCGCAGCGGCACAAGCTTGCTCAGTTGGGTATCCGTTCGGCATAGTTCGGTTTCGTGTGATTTAGTGTGGTTTCGTGTGACACAAGGCGGAGTCTTTACCACTCAGATGGTAAAGTCAAGTCCAGGATGGTGACAAAAGTGGGAATTGGGTCTCGGCTCCAAGAGGAGCGAAAGCGGTTGGGATACAACCAGACCGACTTCGCCGCGTTGGGTGGCGTTGCCAAAAACACCCAATGGTTTTACGAGAAGGATGAGCGCAGCCCTGACGTTGCGTATCTGGCCGCTATCGAAAAGATTGGCGTAGATATTTGGTATCTACTGTATGGCGAGCGAAAGCCGCAAACAGTGTCTGACCTCAACTCTTCGGAAACAAAAGTCATCCAGGCAATGCGTAAAATGTCCGAAGTTGATCGGGCATCTATTGAGCGTCTCGTTTGGGCTCTTTCGCAAGCCTCTGAATAAACATTAAGGATAATTATGATATCGGTTGGAAAGGTTGCTGCCCTTCCGGCGCTCTTTTTATTTGCGTCAATTTCATATGCAAATGATTTAGAGCCTCTTCAATACTCTGGTGTCAGAGAGATGATTGAGGACCTGGGCGACTTCTCCGAGGAGAACGGCACGTTCCGTGTGGTCAAGGAGGATCCGCTCACCGTGCAGATCTCGCCGAAGGTCTTCCCGAACGAGCCAGCGGATAATGCTGCCTACGAAGTGAAGCGTGCTGCGGTGTACGCGGTATATCGTACCTTCATTCATACGAAAGCAAATAGCATAACCGTAACAGCGTTTCCGCTTCAGTTTACGCCAGGTAAGTCAGAGGTTGTTTATCTGAAGTCGCCGAAGGTTGAGATTAAAACGACCCGAGAAAAAGCATTATTGGTTATCAATAGACAGGTTTCCGTAGATTCCTTTTCCTCTCTCACTTCTCCAGAAAAAGCTGGAAGTATGCAGCTGGATCATTGGTCAAAGGGTTTTGAAAACGTTTATTACAAAGAGCCGCAACTGAACAAGCTTGTTGATAGCCTAAGCTCTAATTGACCGCTAAGACCGCTGGTCGCTAGACGGATGGCGCTGCTCGCACGCCATATAGGCCAGCCGGATCACTCGCTGCGCCGGGGATAGCTCACCGTTCGGCTTTCGCCATTGGCGTGATCAGGATCACAATGTACTGTATGCACATACAGCAATTGGGAGGGTCTATCGGATGGAGCAGATGGTTTGGCAGGGCGCTATCGTGAATCGAGGTTCAGGCAGTCTTATGGTGGTCAGTGGCCGCGAAAAGCAGCTTCTAGATAGCTTTCGCTCCCTACAGGAGCGAGAGCAATCGAGCATCTTGCGCTTCGCCGACGTCCTACGCTCGGCTCCAGGCCCGATAGGTGGGCCCGGGCCGAACCGCCAAATTGATCAGGCCTGAGCATTAGCAGCCTGTAGCTTCTTCCATTCCCGCTCCACCGCCCGCTTCGCCGTGGCCTTGGTGGCGTACAGATGCCGTAGCCGCCGTGGCTTGCTCTGGTCGCCCTCGGTGAGGGTGTGCTCCTTACCGGTCTTGGGATCGCGGTAGTAGGCAATGATGCCGGTGTGGTCGCCCTGGATCTCGTCGACCAGGTCGGCAACCAGGTCCTCCGGCAGCTTGGCTTCCAACTCGAGGCGCGTGGTGTAGCCGCCATCCGCGGTGAGGCTGTGCTGCACGTTTCCCCCGTACCAGATGATGGCGTCGATCTCGGCCTTCACGCCCTGCAGGGTGTAAGTGAGCTCGGGCATGAGCTCCGGCCGGCCCAGGGCGAGCTGGTAGGTGAGGGTGGCGGTACCGCGCTGCAGGCGGTTCCACTCGGCCCGGGCGGCGCGCAGCGCTGACAGCTGGTCGGCGTAGGTGTGGCGCAGGTCCTTCACGTTGTCGCCACCGCCGGCGATGGCCTCCTGCTTCTTGGCGCTGTTGACGTCGTAATAGAAGGCCCGCACGGCGTCGTAGCTCTCGCGATCGGCCTGCAGGTAGCTGTGCTGGTCGCCGTCCTGGCGGGTGAGGGTGACGTGGCCCAGATCGGCGCCGCTGACCGCCTTGCCGCCGCCGGCCGGGAGGAACAGTAGCCGCCCGGCTTTCACGGTGGCCACCGCGTCATAGTCTTCGCCCAGACGGGTTAGCAGGTTGGCGTCCGACTCGCCGGTCTGGTCCAGCTGCAGGACCTGCTGCGCCTCGAGGGCGGGCGCGATGAGCGGGGTGAGCCCCTGGCGCGCGGCCAGAACGCGCAGCACGGCGCCCAGGGTGGTGGCGCTATAGCTCTGGTCCCGTTTGGTCTTGAGGCCCTTGCGCAGATCGGCACTACGGGCGCGGATGCTGAGCACGTCGGGCGCGCCGCTGTGCTCGGTCTCATCGACGACATAGCTGCCCTTGTCGATGAGGCCGGTGGTGGACCAGCCCAGCCAGAGACGGATCTTGGCGCCCCGGGGCGGGATGGCCAGCAGGCCGTCGTGGTCGGACAGCACCAGGCTCAGCTGGTCGGCCTCGAGGCCGCGGTTGTCCGTCAGATCAAGGCTGATCAGCCGCGGCGCGATGAGGGCGCTGATGTCCTTGCCGTCGACCAGGATCTGGTAGCGCGCTTGGGCATAGGTAGCGCCCTGCACCAGGTCGCGGCCGAGGGTCCGCAGCTGGCCGGTGGCGGTGTCGAGTAGCTCCTGGATCACATCAGCTTCCTCAGCACGGTACCCATGCCGGCAATGCCGACGCCGAGCAGCTCGCGGCCGGTATCGTCGTCGACACGCTTGAGGGCGATGCTGAACTCGATGCGGCGCGGGGTGCCGTCCTGGAAGAAGAGCGTCTTGGTCTCGGTGATGCTCTCGATGACCCAGAGCCCGTAGATCCGGCCGCTGCCCTCGATCAGCGGCCAGGCGCCGCCGGTGCCGGCCATGTAGCGCAGGACGTCCAGGCTGCTGGGCGTGCCGGCGAGCTCCGGGGCGAGCCAGCCGGGCAGGGTGATGCTGTCGTCGCCCTTGCCCAGGAACTGGCGCGCCGGCGCCGCGCCCACGCGGGAGCTGCTGGCATGGCGGTAGTCGGTCTGCCGCTGCAGCTCCTGGTAGGCGAGGGTGTAGAGGCTGAAGATGAAATTGCCGAGGGCCATCATCATTGGTGGTCAGTCCTTGTCTCTGAGGCTGCTGCGGCCGCGGGCGGCTTTCTCAGCCTGGACCCGGGCCAGTTCGGCACGGACTTGGCGTGCGATAGTCTGCGGATCCTGGGCGGGGCCAGCGTGGATGTGGATTTCGATGTGGTCGCCTGCGCTGGGGGCCACCGGTACCGCAGGCGGCAGCGCGGGACGGTCGTCGAAGGTAATGGGCTGGCTTTGCGTGCCGTTGAAGACCGTGGGTTGCGGTAGAGACTGTGCTAGTGCCATAGGCGCAGCGCCGATCCCGAGCGCTACCGTGCCGGCGGCAGTGAGTCGTTTCGCTGTCGACATCAGCTGGGCCAGCGGGCCGTCTTCGCCTTTGCCCAGGCCGACGGCCAGACCCTGCATGGTGTACTCGCCCAGCGCTGCAAAGACGCGGGACGGCGAGTGAATGTCGAGCTTCTCCTTGAAGAAGTTGATCACACTCTCTCCAGCGCCCATCACGGCATCCTTTACTGCGCCCATGCGGCTGGTGATGCCATTGACCAGGCCATCCATGAGCATGCCGCCCATGGCCATGAATTGGTTCGGCAAGCCCGCGATCAGGTTGACCAGGCCGGCCAGCCACTGGCCGAAGACGCGCCCCTTACTGGTGGCGGTCTCGAGTTCGGCGCTGGTGGCCTTGAACGGTTCGAACAGGCGGCTGACCCAGCTCCAGGCAGTGCCAAGGGCCGCGGAGATGCTGTCCCAGATGGGCGCCAGTGGAGCCAGGGCACTGCCCACGCCGGTGATCAGTGGCTGGAGTGGTGCCAGGCCCTCCTTGAAGCCCTGCCACATACCCGCGAAAAAGGCTTTCACCGGCTCCCAGTACTTGATGAGCGCAACGGCGCCAAGCGTCAGGGCTGTCACCAGCAGACCGATGGGGTTGAGCAGAAGCGCGCGGGTCAAGAACAGCACTGCCTGTCCAACGAATCGCAAGCCCGCTGCAGCGCCACCAAGTATCCCGGTTGCTGTTCCACGGAGGACGCCTACCAGGCCCGTCCAGCCGCCGCGCAGTACGTTGAGGCTGGTACCGAGCAAGCCGTTGGCTCTTACGTAGGCGATGGTGCGCGATGTCGCTGCAGCCAGGCCTTGAGCATTGGCTTTGGCCAGGTTGGCCGTCGCCTGGGCTGCCCCCTTGATGCCACTTGCTACCTGTCCGGCCATTGTCTTGCTCCACGTCAGTGAAGCGGTGACTGCCTGACCCATGCGGCTGGTCGTTGTAGAAATGCTGGAACCGAACTGTACCAATGACGCTCGAGCTCGCGTCCAGATCCCAGGCTGGATTGCAGCCGCTTGCCAACTGGTGGCGAGGCGTTGGCCAATACCGGACAAGCTGCTTGAGACGCGGGCGAACAGTCCCATGGATTGAGTCGTGGCAGGAAGTTCGCGCCGTCCTAATCGTGTGAAGAGGCCGATGACATTCGGAAGCCTGATGCCGATCTGGCCCAGGGCGAAGCGCGTGATGAGCATAGGGCCAAGGATGCCGGCGAGGCCTAGCGCGAGGACGCCGAATGTCGCAGCCAGTGCCGCTGCGCCGGCGCCGACCTTGAGCAGGGTAGTGACCAGCTCCGGGTTGGCCTTGGCCCAGCCGTTGACCTTCTCCAGTACGCCGTTGAGGGTGTTCATCAGCTCGATCAGTGCCGGGCGCAAGGTCGAGCCGAGGTCGCTGGACAGGTTGAATGCCCGGTTCTGGCTCATCTTCCATTGAGAGGAGAGGAGATCGCCCTTGATGTCGCCTTCCCGCTGCATAGATCCGGCGCCCTTGTCGCCGCGGACCAGGTCGAGCTGGCGCTGGTACTCCTTGAGGTTGTTGGCCAGCTTGGCGGCGTCGTCGCCGTACTCCTTGCCGAACAGCTCAGTGGTCACGCCGATCTGGCGGTCCTGGGGCAGCTTGTTGATGGCGGTGAGCACCATCTGGATGGTGCCGGTGGCGTCCTTGGCCATGCCTTTCTGGATCTTGCTGGCGTCCAGGCCCAGCACCTTGAGTGCCTTGGCGAAGCGCTTAGGCTGCTGCTCGGCGATAGCCAGCTCGCGGATCATGGCGTTGGTGGCGGTGCCCGCGACCTCGGCCGAGGAGCCGAGCGACAGGAAGGTCGAGCCCAGGGCGGCGGCGTCCTTGTAGTTCATGCCCACACTGGCGGTGATGCCGGCGGTGCGCTTGAGGACCTCGATGATATCGCCACCCTTGGACTGGGCGTTGTCGTCCAGGTAGTTGATGGCATCGCCCAGCGCGGCGACGTTTTTGATTGGCAGCTTGTAGAGGCCGGCGATGCGCGCCAGGTCCTCGCCGATCTGGTCAGCGGGCAGATCGAAGGCCGTGGCAGCGGTGGCTGCGGTTCGGGCGAAGGTGAGTAGATCGTCCTTACCCTGGATGCCCATGCGCGCAGCGCCCTCGACCAGGGCCGCGATGTCGGTGGTGGCCATGGGGATGGTCTCGGACATCTTCTGGATTGCCCGAGCCATGTCGTAGTAGGTCTGGGTGAGCTGCCCATTGTCGTCGCGAGCGCCGTCCACCTGCTTGGCAACGCCGGCCATGGCGTCCTCGAAGGAGCTGTAGCTCTTGATCATGCCGAGAATGGGACTGCCAAGCGCCGCACCGGTTGCGGCTGAGCTGGCGCCCGCCACCGCAGCGTTGCCAGCGAATTCCTGGCCTTTGGCGAGCTTGGCGCGCACTGCTGCGCTGCGTTCCTGCAGGCGGTTGAGACTGGTCAGCCGGGCCCGCTGGGCTTCGATGGCGGCATTCGCCGTGCTGAGCTGTGTCTCCAGCCGCGACTGGGCCGCCCCAAGGTTGCGGGTGTCGACGCCGGCCGAGCGCATGATCGGTAGCAGGCGCTGCAGCTCAGTGCGCTGAGCGGTGTGCTTGGTCTGGAGTTTCTCTACCGCGGCCGCGGCATTGGCGAAGGTCTTCTGGAAGGCGGCGGACGGGGCGTCCATGGCCTTGAGCTGCTCGCGGTAGGAGCGCAGCTTCTCCTGGCCCTTGGCCAGAGCCTCGGCGCTCTGGCGCACGGCCTCGCGCTGGCGCTGGTAGGCGCTGATGTCTTGCTGCTGCTGGTTGAGCTCCTTGACCCGATCCCGGGCGGCCTTGAGCGCCCGGGCGGTCGCGTTGCCGCCCCCAGCGATGCGTTTGAGGGGAGCCGTGACCTTGTCCAGGGCGGACAGGAGGACACGGATCTGCAGGTCATTGGCCATCGGGGGCGACTCGTTTGCGGGCGCGCTCGCGCCAGTCCATCAGTTCGGCCAGGCCCAGCTGGTCGAGCTGGGCTGGTTGCCAGTGGAAGGTGATGGCGAGATCCGCCATCGCTTCCTCTACGCGGACGGGGAGAGCTCCGCCCTGACCGACTTCTTGAGCAAAAAACCGGCGATCTTCCCGCCGACGTCGACCAGGTCGGCCGGATCCATGGTGCGGACCTCGGCTTCGGTCAGGCTGGGGATGCTGATGCGCGGGGTCACGCGCATGATCGCGGCGACATCCAGCTGCAGCAGCTCGGCCAGGGAAACGCCGCGCAGCTCGCCGGCGTTGGGCTTGCGCAGGGTGATCTGGGCGATGGTGGTCGAACCGCGAACAATCGGCTGATCCAGGACGACTACGTTTTCCGGTACCGGCTCGGAAACGGTGAACTTGTGGGTGTGGGCGCCTGCAGAAATGGCATCGCCCAGGGTTGCGTTGGCGTTGGTGTTGTCGCTCATGGTGGTACTCCAGGTAATAGGCTAGGGCTGGCCCGCCGGAGCGGGCCGAAAAGGGGAGGTATCAGATGCCGAGGGCAGCTCGCTGCTTGGCCAGGCGGTCTTCACCGCCGACGATCTCGACGAAGTTGAGGAGGTCGATCTCGATCACGGTCTCGCCCGCCACGATCAGCTTGTAGTAGCTGCAGGTGGTGGTGATCTTGTGCTCGGTGTCCTCGCCCGGAGTGGCTTCGCCCATCTCGATGGTCTCGTGACGGCCGCGGACCACGATCTCGACGGCGGTGTCCTCGCCGGTGTCGTCCTGCTGGTAGGTGCCGGTGAAGCGCAGGGGTACGGCTGCGGCGCCCACGGCGCCGAATTGCTTTAGGGCGGTGAGATCCAGTCCGCCCAGGGTCCACTCCAGCTGGATGCCGTCGTCGGAGAAGCCCAGATCAGCCTTGACCGGGCCATTCATGCCGGCGCCGCGGAAGGCTTCCATCTTGCGGCCGAGGGTCGGCAGGGTGCAGGACTTGGCGACGCCCAGGTAGGAGTAGCCGTCGTTGAAAAGCATCATGTTCTTGAGTTTGCGGGGCATGGCCATGGGGGCAGCTCTCCAGAGGGCGCCCCAGGGGGCGCCGGGTGTTCAGGGTGGGGGTCAGGCGTTGACGCGGCTGGCGAAGTCGACCAGGAAGCGGTCGGTGATGCGCTGGCGCAGGGTCAGGTCTTCCAGCGGCGGGACCGGGGTGTAGTCGTAGTCCAGGAAGAGCTTGCCGGCCTTGAGCGTCTCCTTCTCGTTGGCGTCGGCGTCGTACCAGCACTCGCCGCCGAGCAGGTAGCCCTGGCGGGTCAGCTCGCGGAACTTGGCGTTGATGCCCTCGACGATGTCGCGCACCAGGCTCGGGTGCATGGGGCGGTCATTGGCCCAGAAGTGCGCCTCGGCCATGGTGTCGGCCAGCACCTGGGCGGTGCGGGTGTAGTTCTCGAAGGCGAAGAGCGGATCCTCGCTGGTGGTGCGCGAGCCCCAGAAGCGATAGCCGTCGTGGTTGATCAGCGTGGTCACCTCGTTGCCGTTGAGGTAGTCGCTGTCGGTCGCGGTGTTCTGCAGATCCCAGAAGACGTCCTTGCTGATGCCGGTCACGCCGTCCACGGCCACGTTGGACAGGGTCTTGTGCCAGCCGGTGCTCTGGTCCAACTGGGCACGCAGGCCCAGGGCCCGGGCGGTGGCGTTGGCGGTCACGGTGGCGTTCTGGGCGGTGGACCAGGCTAGGAAGTCGGGCCAGTGGAGCATGAGCTCGCGGGCGCCGAACTGGTTGCGGTAGGCGACGGCCTCTTCCTTGGTGGCGCAGCCGTTGCAGCTCGCATAGACGAAGCCGCGCAACTGCTTGGCGATGGCCACCATGGCGGTGGTGACGGTCTGGGTGTCGAGCCCGGGCACGCCCAGGATGCGCGGCGTGATGCCCAGCTGGGCCTTGGCCGCGAGTAGCGCCTTCATGCCGGTATAACGACCGTTGGCGACGCCGCCGATGATGTTGCTTTGCAGTTCGGCCGCACTGGCGCCGTCTTCGACGCGGACCACGACGGTGGCCGGCTTGGATTGGTCGGCGATCGCCTGCAGCGACTCGGCCAGGGTGCCCTTGGTGCCGGCTTTACCGACGGCGCCTTGGACGTTGGTCAGCAGAACGGGAGTGTTGAGCGGGAAAGCGGCGGCATCGGCATCGCTGCCGGTGCAGACCATGCCGATGACGGCGGTAGAAACGGTGGAGATGGAGCGTGTGCCCTCGTTGACTTCGAGGACACGCACGCCGGGATGGTAGTCAGCCATGAGGGGTTGCCTGCGCAGGTGGGTAGGTGACGCTGCACAGGCTGGCGGATCCGCGCGCACGGGTCGCGGGGCGGGAGTTGTAGCAGGGCCCGCTACAAAATACCGACCGCCATCAGGCGGCCGGAGTGGTTTCCTGGTAGCCCTGGGCCGTCAGGTAGCCGTTGGTGGCGGCTGGATCCGGGCTTGCTGGCCAGTCAGTTTCCGCCGGGACCGCGCCGACTGTGTCGACCCGGTTGAGTAGCACGCGGTAGGTCTTCCAGGACTTGAGCGCCTTGGTCTCGGCCTCGGTGGCGATCTCCAGGTCCACGGCGTCTTGCAGCGCGTTGACCTGGTTGCTGGCGTATTGCAGCAGCAGGGCGCGTTTGCGAATGGCGGCATCCTTGAGTGCGGCTAGCTGCGCGGCCTCGTCCAGCTTCCACTGATCATGTTCGGCGTCCCACGCATCGAACGCAGTCGCTGGAGCCTGCAAGGTGTAGTCGTCTGGCAAAGCCCCCAGCAAGCCCCAGGTGCGCGGTTCGCCGGTGGCGGTGTGATAGACGACCGCTCCGCGGTGGTCTTCCACCATCGACCATAGGCCGCTCTGCAGAACAAGCGCTTGGCCGCTCACCGAGGCGGGAGGAACAGTGAGCGTGGCATTTGCTGGCACTAGCCAAACGTCCGGCTCCAAGGGGCTAGGGTCAGCCATGACGCTGCCCAGTAATTCCCCGGTTTCTGGGTCAGTCGTATAGGCGACGGGAGGCGCCCGATCCAGCCACCAAGGGCCTACAGGGGCGGGAGCGGCAACGTCCATTGGTTCTTCGAGAATGCTGTCTTCGGCCATTTTGGGCTCCTTAGTACTTGATACAGGCTAGTAGCGCGACGTTGCGCGGCCGGGCTTCGTTGCCGCCGTCCGCGGAAATGGTAATGGTGTGGGTATGGGCGCCCGCCGAGCTGGTCGCAAACGAACCGTTGCCGTCTCGTGTTTCATCGCCAGATACAGCATTCTCGTTGCTACCAGCCGTATAGCTGGCCATATCCCGGGGCAAGGTGACGGTATGAGTGTGAGCCCCGGCACTTGCCGAGGTGGCCGCGTGCGCGTGACTCAGGTTTTGGCTGGCCTGGCTGGTGTTAAGTGCGCGGCCAGAGTCGACGCCGCGACCGTCGTCCCAGGCGCGCAGGAACTCGCCGCGCAGGTCCGGCAGGTTGAACGTGGTAGAGCCATCGCCGGCGCCGAAGTTAGTGCCGATGATGGCAAAGAGATCGGCATAGGTCGTCCGGCTGATCGCCGCGCCGTTGGCCTTGAGGAAGCCGGCCGGTGCCGTGGTTCTGGAAAAGAACGCGATTTCCGCCGTCCGGCTGCCGGTGGCGTCCTGCACGAATGCCGTGCTAGCTGCCTGCGACGAGCTGTTACCGCGAGGATGAGTAGGAACGGCCAGCCCCGTGCTGTTTGTAACCTGCCCGGTAGCCATGTTGACTACGAAAGGTCTAAGCGCGCCGAAGGTTCCGTAAGGGTCGCCAGCGGCCGTAATAGCAAGCCAGAAGTTGTTCCCGTCGTTCCGCCAGAAGGTCCCGTAATCTCCAAACGCAATCCGGTAGTTGTTTGCGTTGTAGTGACTACGGATTTCGCCAGACGGAGTAACGCTCAGCACGGGAGCGGCCCAGGTGGAGCCGTTGTCGCCGTTGTCCCAATCCAGATAAGCAACGTTTGAATCCGTCCGCCAGCGCGAGGAGCGTGCACCACTAGAGCGGTCGACCATGGCCAGTGTCGGGGCAAAGCTATTGACCGTCAGGCCGCCGGTGCCATCCGTGGCGTCGCTCTTGACGCATAGGGCGGCGCCGGTTGAATCGGCCAAGTATCCTCCAAGCCGCACCTGCATAGCCCCTACCGCCTCAACGACATCACTATCGTTCACCCCGAGCCAATAGGTTCGACGGTCCACAGCGGCATCGCCACTCTTGGTGTAATACATGCGCGGACGCCAGCCGCCAGCCCTATCATTCATACCCTGATAAGACATGACGGTATATCCGCCAGCATTCACCATTTCCAAAGCGATACTGCCGGTCGGCTCAGTATTCTGAATCGCCGCAATCTTCCAGCCATTCACCGCCGACTTGCCTAACAGCCAATGGGCAGCAGTAGGCGCTAGGTCTGCAAATTGCCCGGAGAACGCCACCGCCGATAGCTGATCTGCACCGACCAGCTTGCGCCAGGTTGGAGCGACAGTGCTCATGCTCGAACGGCCGATCCATAGGTCGCCCATGGTCCCATCCGTCCCATGAGTGAGAAGGATTGAGCCATAGCCCCCGCCGGCGTCCCTTCTGGCCACTACCGCGTAATAGGCATACCCGGTTGTCAGATCCCCGGGGGTGTTAACCGACCCGGCGAAATTAACGAACCCGCGCCACCCCGCCGGTTTTGCCCAGTCGGAAACGTTCTTAACGACCGATAATGTGCTCTGTGTGACGTTCTGCCCGAGCGCCGCAAAGATGGCTTGTGCGAAAGCGGTCGTGGCCAGCCGGCCAGAGCTATCGCTAGTTTCCGGCGTGGGTGCCGTCGGCGTACCAGTAAGCGCCGGGCTGGACAGCGGCGCCTTGAGCCCTAGCGCCGTGGCTATGTCGGTGGCGTAGTTCGGGTTGTTGCCCAGCGCGGCCGCCAACTCGTTAAGCTGGTTGAGCGCTTCCGGCGAGCCATTGACCAGGGCTGCGATCGCCGCCTGGACGAAGGCGGTGGTGGCGATGCTGGTGTCATTGTCGCCGGCCGCGGGCGTTGGGGCGCGCGGATCGCCCGTCAGTACCGGCGAGTTGAGAGGCGCCTTGCTGTCGTCGGTGATAGCGATGTTTGCCGTACCGTCGAAGGGCACGCCGTTTATGGTCCGGGCGGTGGCCAGCTTCGCGGCGCTGGGTGCCAGGCCGGTGCTGTTGCCGGTACCGCCATTGGCGATCGGCGTGATGGTCGAACCCGCCGTTGCGCGGCCTTTGCCATCGACCGTGAGACTGCCATAGGTACCGGCGGCGATGCCGGTAGAAGCCAGGGTCACGTTGATGGTGGCGTTGGCCGAGCCGTCGAAGTTGGCCGAGCCGCCGGCATCACCCGTCAGGTTGATAGCGCGCGCAGTGGCCAGCTTGACGGCCACCGCAGCGTTGCGTGCTCCGCTGAGCAGGCCATCCACCAGGCCTTTGAGGTACTTGGTGCGGTTGGCCAGCTGCTGGCCCTGGCGGTTGGAGAGCCCATCGGGGCCGCCGACTACCGGATCGGTTTTCTCGATCTGGTAGACGCCATCCTCCCACTGCTCTTTTTCGGTGAGGTTCGTCATCAAGCGACTCCGTAGGTGAAGGTCCCGTCGTAACGGAAGGTGCCGCTGTGATCGTTGAGCGCAGCGGTGAAGTTGAGGGCAATGAGCTCGCAGCGCGCGGGGGCGACGTCGGCGAGGGTTTGGCGGATCCGCGCGGCCTGGGCCACGCTGATGGGCTGGGTGACGTACACGCTGTACTTGGCCCAGTGCTCGTCATGGCCATAGAAGCGGTCGCCGTTGTAGGTGCGGCTGGCATCGTGGAGGCCGCCGGTGGCGCCCTCGATGAGGGTGAAGGCCTCGGAGCCAAGCAGGTTGGTCAGGGCGCGGCGGACGGCGCCGCGGGTGCCCTTGTGCCGGTGGACGGTGACGGAATCCGCGATGATCTGGCGCTTGGCGTCCTCGCCCCAGTTGACGTCCCAGTCATCGACCGAAACCGCCCAGGCCAGCCAGGGCAGCACCGCGGCCGGGCACTTCCAGGGGTTCCACAGATCACGGATCGGTACCGGCAGCGCATCGATGCCGGCGCCGCTGGCGGCGATCGCACGCTCCAGCGGCAGGCTGTTGGGTGGCAGCAGCACGCTACTCATCGGTGCCGCCCTGGGTCAGGGTGATGCCGGTGCAGTAGGCGGCCTGATGCTGGCCGACCTCGAGGTCTGTGGCCGGGCTGGTCAGGATGACGTTCTGCACGCCGCTCTGGTGCAGCGCGGCGAACAGGCCCGAGCGGGAGACGTCCTGGCCCATGGCATGGCGCTCGGCCACGTAGACCTTCGCCTTGGCCAGGGCGGCTGCCTGAACGACGGCCATGTCCGGGCCGCTGTAGAAGACCAGGGTGGCCGCCACCTGGTACGGCAGGATCTCGGCGGCGACCACTTCGACGGTGTCGCAGAGCGGCCGGACGTCCTCGTCATTCAGCGCCGCGGTCACGGTAGCCAGCAGCGCGGCGCTCGGCGTGCCGTCGCCTTCGGTGCTCAGGACCACGACCCGCACGGTGCCCTGAATGGGGCGCAGGATGGCCACGTCCTTGACCTTGGCCGAGGCGGACAGCGCGTGGTAGCGGTAGGCGTTGCGCGGGCCGGCGGTGGTGAAGCCTTCCAGGGCGAGCTGGGTCCGGTACCGCAGACGATCGTCCGTCTCATAGACGGGGGGGATGGCCGGAGTGACGCTGGTGTCGGTCGGCGTCACCAGCAGGCGCTGGACGCCGTACCAGGCGGCGACGTTCTCCAAGTCCGCACCGGTTGCGTAGGCCAGCATCACCGCCTTGGCGCTGTCGTTGATGCGTTGACGGAGGATGAGCTCGCGGTAGGTGTTCTCCTGGAGCAGCTTGTTGAGCGGCTGCGACTCCAGCTCCAGGCGCGCGGCAATGTCGGCCTGCTCGGCGGCCGGGTACAGGCTGACCAGGCGGGCCTTGCGGGCGGCCAGCAGGGTCTCGAAGTCCAGGGACTCGACGACGTCGGGCAACGGCAGGAGGGAAAGGTCGATCATGCGAGACCTCCAAAGACCAAGGGGGCGCGCAGGCTGACGGCGGCGTTGGTGACGGTGCTGTAGCCCTCCAGGTCGACGAAGGCCTGGCCCGGGGCATCGCCCAGGGTGAGCGCGATGCGGGTGAGGTTGAGCCGAGGCTCCCAGCGCATGAGGGCGATCACGGCCACGGCCTTGGCCTGCAGGGCGGTGGCGTCGTTGAACGGCTGATCGATGAGGCCGAACAGGTCGCAGCCATAGGGGCGGCGCATCACGCGGGTGCCGATCGGGGTGGTGAGGATGTCGCCGACCGACTGCTGGAGCTCCTCGAGCTCGGTGACGGCGAGACCGGTTGCGCGGCTCATCATGGCGTGGGCGCTCCGGTCTTGGCGTTGCCGGACTGGACGCCACCATGGGGGTGCTTGACCAGGCTGATGCCGGCGGCGACGACGTCGCGGGTCACGGTCACCAGGCCGTCGATGTCCACGTCGCCCTGCAGCTTGAAACCGCCCGGGGCGACGATCTCGACCCGGCCGCCGGCGGGCAGGGTGGCCAGCAGCTGGTGGGCTTCGCTGTCGTACTCGACGACCGCGCCGTCAGGGTAGGTGCGGCGGTGCAGGCCGGCGCGATCGCCGTTGGCCGGAATGAGGGCGCTGAACAGGCCGGTGATGGCGACGCCCTGGGCGGTCTGGCCGCTGGGGCTGAGGACCAGGACTTGCTCGCCCACGGTGGGCGGATCCCAGTCGCGTGTGGTGCCGGCGCGCAGGGCGGTCCACGGCAGCCAGCCGGTCAGCAGGTCGCCGCTCTGAACCCGAACGCGGGCAGGGCGTTTGTCTTGGAGACTGCCATGGTCGACCTCGGCAACGGTGCCGAGGCGGATCAGGTTCTCGATGAGGCGGGAGAGGGCGGCGATATCGGTCATGCCGCGGAGGATGGCTAGAGCCTCACGCGGGTGCAGCTAGACTGCTGTGTAGGAAGCAGGTTTACAAAAACCGCTGAGATTCTGCAGAGGGACCAAGAAATGAGTTTAGAAAATAGTGATGAAGTCACTAGTAAGAGATTTTACCGCTTTCGATCACTGTCGCGTTTGCTTGGTGAGGAAGGGAAGAGAGAAGGCGAACTAGCCACCCAAACTATATTTTTCCCTCACCCAGAGTATCTCAATGACCCTATGGAAGGATATGCCGACCTATTCTGGAAAGGTGACAAGATACTTTGGACTAATCTTTTTAGACACTATCTGCGCGTATTTAGTAATTGCCTTATTTATGCAAGATTAACGGAGAGTGTCCAAGATTTTGAGAAGGTAAAATATTTCATTGATAATTTTACAGAGCACTTTGCAACCAAGCAGGCGAAAGAGCTATTTGAAGAGATTTCAGAGCTCTTCTTTAGCTGCAGTGGAGTTCAGGAGCTAGTTGATGCACTTGGTCAGCGGAAAAGCAGTAGTACAGAGGAGGAGCTGTATTATTACCTTGTAACTGTTCATGATTTAGCCTTTCACGCTGTTACGGAGATTTTTGCCAAGCGCGGGCTGATACCTGCGGTAGCTTCTGACTTTAAATCGGTCTGTCAGCGTCTTTCTGCTGAGCCACATAGGCAAAACCAACAGATTATAGATAGCGCGGCAGAGGACTCGCGTCTCCAGATTATATTTGAAGCGGCAAAGTTTATGGGTGAAAGCCGAAGCACCTACATAGAAGATTTTCCAGCTAGAGTATCTGCTCCGATGAGACTTCTCGTGCGTGAATTTCCGCACATATTCTTAAGGGAAATAAGGCGTCTGATATATCCCGAATGGTATGCCGCCTGCTTCATGGGCGACTATCGGAACGCCTCTGTCTGGGGGACCTATGGCGATAACTACACTGGGGTGTGTCTCATATTTAAAGCCAAGTTAGTCGAAGTGGATAGTTCTATTGAGCTTTGCAGGAAGAAAGCCTACGGAGCCCGAAAAACTCCGAGTGGAGAGGTGGTCGAGCGATCCGAGTATGGGTATTGCGAGATGGGTTTCAAGAAGGTCGACTATGTCGCGAAGCACGTCCAAGTCGACTTTTTCGCAAATCTTGGGCAGTTATCGATTCCTGTTTTAAATGCAGACTGGTATTCCTATAAGGGTCGGTTCTCAGCGATCGGTAAGGTTGATGATAGTGATGAGTTTAGAAGGAGATATTGGGATTCCTTTCAGCGCACTGTTACAAAGAAATTAAGCGATTGGAGTCATGAGGACGAGTATCGATTGTTGCTATACGGAATGGCTCTTGATTACTCGGATGATCAAGATCGAGCATTGAAATATAAATTTGAAGATTTAGATGGCATCATTTTCGGAATGCGTACGCCACCCGAAAAGAAAAGGGAAATTGTCTCGATCATTCATAAGAAATGCGAAGCAGAGAATAGGTCTGACTTTAATTTTTATCAAAGCTATTATTCGGCCAAGTCCGGGAAGATTGAGATGATTCAGGTTAATACATTTAGAGGCCAAGCGAGGCCATGATTATCTCTCTAAGATCCCTCACTTCCGTATCATTCAGGCCGAGTACCTCCCGACGGGGATAACGGATCTCTGGTGCCCCACGTTCGGCGCGGTCTTTCAGGCCGTACTGGTGGACGCGGGCGATGCGGGAGACGCGGCCGGCGAAGCCAATCACGGCCTGCTGCGGCGTGCCCTTGGCCTTGAGGTAGCGGGCCATCTTGAGCTTCTCGAACATGCGCCGCTTGATACGGCCCTTCTTGCCACGCAGATCCCGCGGCTTGCGCGCTTCGAACGGTGAGCCGTCCGGATTTACCTGGGCGCGGATCCGCTGCTGCTGGCTGCGGCGCAGCTGCTGCGCAGCCTTACGGGCCAATTGGGCCCGGCCGCGGCCATCCAGCTTCTGCAGGAGCGGCGAGAGCCAGGTCTCCAGCGCCTCGAGG